TATGTGGAGATATTTGCGCCGGCCCTCTTCATGCACCGAAACGATGCGGTAAACCGTATCGCCCTCGCACACATGGTGCGAAGGGCGGATGCCCGGCCGCCAGCGGATTGTATACGCGATTTCGTTCTCGTGGAGAATACGTCCGGCGAAGAGGTTTTCGCGGCCGCCGGCTTCGGTGCGCTGCGCATAACAGACGGCTACGCACGTCAGCTCCTCGCGACGTTCATTATAGGCGTCCCGCTCCTCGGTGGGTGCCATGATCTCGATGCGGGTATCAAACACGGTCGTCACGATAAGGAGGTACGCGCCACGGAGCGAGCAGCTTCTCCGCCGTAAGGGAGAGCTCCGAAACGGAGCGCCCGACGATATTGTCCGACTCGTTGTCGTAGAGCGTTCCCAGCAAAAGCAGGATGGCCGCCTTGATCGCCGGCGGAATCGTCTCCGCATCGTACCCCTCGGCAGCCTTCACATGGAGCTTCTTTCCGGAGAAGCGCCCAGCATCGATCAGCAACAGGTGAGCATCGTAGTCGTCCGCCAGCAGGAGGTAGTCTTCGTCCGGCGTGAGGATACCGTCAGGCGAGGAGACCTCCGCGATGGCGGCGGTATGGACAGGAAGCCGGAGGGCATCCTCCGCTGTGCCCAAAAGCACATCGAACTCGACATAGCGGTCGCGGATGCGGCGTCCGGTCATGTCCTCGGCAATACCGACAGCCATCTCCAGCTTGGCGTCGATAAGCGCATGGTCGTGCATATCGTCGCCGATACGGAGGTGGGCGCGGGCCAGTTCCGCCGATACCGGGAGGTTTCTCGCTCTGATCTTGGTATAGCGCATGGCATTAGGAAGCGGCGTGCACGAGTTTCTTGATCGGGTGCGTACCGGCGTTCAGCAGTAGGCCATCCAGCCGTGCGAAGCCGAAGATGCCGATGGAGAGGTATTCGGCCAGCAGTTCGTTCAGGCGGATAACCCGAAAGTCCTTCACCATACGGATTTTGAATTTCGAGAAGTCCCCGAAGAGCACCGAGGCTTTACCCGCGCCAATGTCCGGCATATCGTCGTTGAGCGTGTAGGGCTTGGCGAAAAGCGTCGGCGGCGTGCCGTCCCGTGCTCCCTCCTGCCAGATATACCGATTCGTGGTGTCCTTAATCTTCACCAGCGAGTAGAGCGTATTGCGGTTGAACATGAAGCGGCCGTTACGGGCATAGGCCGAGTCGACCGAGCGGATGAGGTCGACCAGATCGTCCAGCTTGACGGCCGAAGCCGAGGGCGCGGCGTCGCTGGCCGTAGCCCACTCGATGATTCCTTTCGGTTTGCCCTTGCCGTCGCCGACGGTGAGGTCTTCATTCATGCCGCGTCCGAACGATTCGGCCAAGAGGTCGGCGAGCAGCGATTCCAGATCGAAGCTGTTGTCCTGCAACAGTTCGAGCGACACGGGAACGATGGGCGTGCGGTAGGTATAAGCCTTGAGCGTCTCCGAGCCGAACGACGGAGCCTTCTGCGTCGACTTCTGATACTCGGCAACAACGGTCGCCTTGCTCGTGGTATCGTTCACCGTCGGCATAATCAGATCGCCGCCCGTAGAGGTGGAGAAGACCGAACCGGCCTCCAACATGCCGCCGTAGGTCTTGAGCGCCTTTTCGATGGAGTTGGCCAGCGTCGAGGGGACAAGGACACCGCCGGCAAGTCCTGTGATGCCGGCACGCTGCTCGAAGCGGTGGCGGTTTTCGGCCGAGACACCGTTTTCGCCTTTGAGAAGATACTCGACGAAAGCGCCGCGGTACTCCGCAGAATCGTCGTTGCCATCGGCCGCGTGTTGGCGTTCGTAGCTCTGTTCGGCCTGACGGCGTTCCAGCTCCTCGAAACGCTCTTCCTGCTCGACCTTGCGGTCGGCCTTGTCGTAATCGGCAAGCAGTGCATCCCACCGCTGCTGCTCCTCGGCAGTCATCTCGCGGCCATCCGTCGCCTTGCGAAGCTCGTCGATCGCCGCGAAAACCGTCGCACGCGCCTCGCGTAATTCTTTCAGTTTGCCCATAATGTTCTGATTTATATCTGTGGCAAACTTATACTC